ACTAAGAAACCACCATCACTATCAGATGAACTTGATAATGCGCGGCGCTCTTCTGGTGTATAACTTGCGTTACCTTGTTCGCCTGCACCGTGGCGCAAGAACTTAATAAAAGCTGATTTTCTCAACTCTTCTTCTGGCGAGGTATCAGCACCACCCATGCCTTTTGCGCTTGGGCGTTGGCTGGCTTTTAAAAGCTCGTCATATTGACCGCGTAATTCTGTTAAATCAGCGTTAATTTTTTCCACTGTTTCATTCGTAAGCGCTGATGCTTCGCCGCTTTTGCGTACTTCTTCAACTTGTTTATCAACATGCTCTGTTAATAACACATGCGCTTTACGCATTTCTTCAAATACTTCATTAATTTCTGGCATTATTTTTCTCCTAAAGAACTAGAAAGGTTTTTAAAAAATTCAATCATTTCGCCGCTTGCTTTTTGCTCTGGCTCTGACTGTTTTCTTTCTTCAACGGGTCTGAGTAATGCGGTTAAGCGTGTTTTTTCTGTGTTGCTAAAACCTGAGCGCAATTCCTGGCAAAGTGATTCAACGGCTTTGTTTCTTTGGAGTTGGTGGGCAGTTTTTATTTCTGGTGAAAGGCTATCTAAAGCCCCTCGGTTTTCAATTAGTTTTCCGCTTTGCAATGTGCGCAATTCTGATGCGGTGAACTGGCTATTTGCCGCCAATTCATCAATCGTTGTTTTATTGCTTGATAGATGCGCGCTAAATGCTGTCGATAGCTCGTTATCCAGTGGTGTTGATCTGATTTCATCGCCGTTCCAAAACTGAGCAACCCAACGACCAGCGAAATCTAAATAAGCCGCTCTAAAATCACTTAGGGCCGCATCTAGTTTGCCAATAACATTTTCGCTGTTTGTATCACCAGCCCACCAAATATCCATAAGCGTTTCATCTAACGCATTTTGTAAGGCGTACTTCTCTTTTCTTAGCGTTTCTTCATCAAGTGATTCACTGAAATCTTGTGAGCGAACGCCGGTGATTAATGCTTGCTCATTGGCTGGAAAAGTAACAGGGCCGAACTCATAAAGTTGAACCTCTTTGATTTGACGAATACCACCTTCAAAACCTTCTTTAATTGTGCGAAAACCAAAAGAAAGGCCTTCTAACGTGCCATCTTTCATAAATTCATAAGCTTCTTTAGCTTTATCAACCGATAAATTTAGCTTTCCGCAACCGTAAACGCCGTGGTCATCTTCTCTTAACTCAATGCTTGAGCCGATAAGGTGTTCATGGTCGTATAGAATTTTTACTTTAGCGCCGCGCTCTTGAATGGTTTTTTTAAATGCGCCGCGTTGAAATGTGGAATTGTAATCATCCACGGTTCCCCATACGGTCAAGTAACCTTCAAAACTTCCATCTTCATTAACCGCCCGAATCTCACCCTTTGATCTGGTTTCTTGCTCGGTGTTTTTTGCGGCTCTGGTTTCGCGTTGTTTTTGCATCGTTAAAATCCGTAATCTTTTAGATGCGGTTCAAAATATGCTTATTAGTGATTGAAATCCAATAGGTTAAATTGATTTGATGGGTTGTGTAGTTTGTGGGGTTTATGGGGGTGAAAAATAGATGAAAAAGTGGAGGTTACTTTCCTTTAGGCAAAAAAAAGCCCCAATTAAGGGGCTTTCTTGTTTTCTTCTGCGTTTAATCCAATAAACGCCAGCAGTATAAGCGAAATTAAGTCATATCAAACTGCACTGAATTTAAAGTCATAAGAATTTTATATAAAAATATAAACAATGCTATTGACTAAAATTAGGTTACGAGCTAAATTAACGTATTCATATAATTCATAGATTAGGTATGTTTATGGCTAATTTTAGCAATCCATTTCGCCCCGGAGCGGGACACACACCCCCATATTTAGCTGGGAGAAGCACCGAGAAGCAAGAGTTCCTTAGACTGTTAGAACAGAAGGTAATACTAGAGAACGTTATAATAACTGGCCTTAGAGGTGTTGGTAAAACAGTATTGTTGGACTCTTTAAAGCCAATTGCTATCGAGAAAAAATGGCTTTGGATCGGCACTGATTTATCGGAGTCGGCCTGCATAAGCGAAGATAGTATGGCAACTCGCCTATGTGCTGATCTCTCAATTATATCGTCTTCAGTAGTGGTCGGAATTAATGCGGCTCGACCTATGGGGTTTACAGGCGCTACTGAGGTCACTAAAAAGACTTTGGACTTTAATACTTTACTTGAGATATATAATTCGACTCCTGGTCTATCGCTAGATAAGATCAAAAAAGTTATTGAAACAACTTGGCATGCAGTTTCACAAGCATCCGGCAATCAGGTTAATGGTATTATTTTTGCTTATGATGAAGCGCAGAACTTGTCAGATCAAGCCAAAAAAGAACAATATCCACTCTCTCTTTTATTAGATGCCTTTCAGTCTCTTCAGAAGCAAAGTATTCCTGTAATGCTAGTTCTTACCGGTCTTCCTACGTTATTTCCGAAGCTAGTTGAATCAAGAACATTTGCTGAGCGCATGTTTAGGGTCTTGTTCTTAAGAAGCCTAGAAGCAAAAGAGAGTAAAGAGGCTATATTAAAGCCCATAGAAGCTGTGAATTGCCCGTTAAAGCTAAGTGATGAATCTGTTAATACAATTATAGAGATGAGTGGTGGTTATCCATACTTTATTCAATTTATATGCCGCGAAGTGTACGACTCATTTATACAAAAAATTGATAATGGAGAGAATGCCACTATCCCCGTTAATGAAATTGAACAAAAATTAGATACTGATTTTTTTGCTGGAAGATGGGCTAAAGCAACAGACAGGCAAAGAGAGTTACTAGCTGTAGTTGCTGAACTAGAATGTACTGATGAGTTTTCAGTGCAAGAGGTCTCCGAGAAGTCTAAAGACCTACTCAGTAATCCGTTCGGGAATAGTAATGTGAATCAAATGCTAAATACACTAATATCACAAGGTCTTATTTTTAAAAATAGGCATGGAAAGTATTCGTTTGCCGTTCCATTGCTGGATAGGTATATTCGCAGAGAAAATATAAAGAACTCAAGAAGCATAGGAATTAATGAATAACCACTCACCTTAAGCAATGAGTGTCTAAAATTAGCCTCTGTATATTAAGTTATGCAGAGGCTTTTGCTTATCTACTACCTAGCAAACACCTCCCCCACATCTAACGCACTGAAGTACCTTATCGCCTTCGATACTAATGCGGATAAATTTGTATTTATGTTTGAATAAGCAATATAGCTTAATAAAGCTTTATCCCTTTATCTTTAGCCTCAAGTTTTATTAGCTCCATTTCTGAAAGGTATTTGGCTGTTATTTTATTGCCATAAGAATTCATCGCGCTACGCCCAACAGTTAGGTTATTGTTATTTACTCTCTGTTGCGCCCTCGCCTTAGCTACTCCAACTTGATATGCTTTATATTTTTTTCTCAACTTATCTGCATACCCTTCTTTTTTATCTCTTGCCCTTGATTCTTTAGTCGCCGCACTTTCTTCCCTGAATTTATAGCTATCAACCTTTTCATCTTCCTCACAAGGCGATGATTGATAAGTTTTCTTGCCTTCTGCATTCACGCACTTAAAAACACCTGCCTGCGCAGAACCCGACATCATCATTAATAAAATAAACCATTTCATACGTTCTCCTTAATTTAAACCAACACCGACATAACACGTTGCCATACCGATAATTCACTAACATGATCACTACGCCCATATTCAATAGCAATATCGTTATAAGCGGCTTGTCGTATAGACTCAAAGCCATGAGCAGGTACAGCGCATAACGCAGTTAAACGCTTATTAAACCTCTTAAGACTAATATCTTGATCACCTGCTAATTTCATAAACTGTACAGATAATAATTCTTCATCTTTAGCCTTATCACCTGGGCGTAAGGTATGATTTAAAACAACACATAGAGCTAAAACCAAAGCCACATAAGCGGCTAACTGTGAATCTTTTGATAAATATGCGCCAAAAGCAGCCGAGCCACTCAGCAACTCAATAGCAGAAATAATATTAGCCATCCGTTTCCATGCACGCCCTGTTCTTTCACTAGTTCGAGCACCATAACGTGCAGCAAAACGAGCTTCATAAATACTTTTATAATTCACTTTTAAACCTCATACTATTTTCAGGTGGTGGTGGCGGTGGCTTGGGTGGTACGTTGTAGCGTTTATCCACATTTAACTTTATCACTCCACAATCTCCTTAGTTAGACCACTAGTTTTAATTATAGACTAACTAAGGATTATCAAAAAGATTAGCTACTCAATAGAAAAGGTCATATCACACCGGCAATTAATCCGATCTGCTGGAGCCGCTTGCTGATCTAGTGGATAGCGTGGCCCTTGATAGCCCGCAAACAACGCACTAAACCGGTCATTAATACCCACCTTTTCACCGTTGCGCTGCTGATGTTCCTCGCGTACTTCAAAGCCTGAATCAATCCACGTTTTATGCGTTGCTCCGATACTTTTAGCGCCCTCAACTTGCCCGATGCTTTGCGCTGTACCCGCTACAGTTTGCGCAATCCTTAACGCTCGTTCAGGCGAAAAAATACCGACATCAAGTATCGATTGCTGAATATCAGCTATGCTTTTTCCCTCTTCCTCACCATCTAAAACAGCGGCTAAAATACCGTTTACAGTTCCTTGATTGATTAGTGATAATTCGGTCAAAATAACATCTTCAATTGCTAAAATATTAAGGATATTCTGCATCAATTCAGGCTTAATTTTTCTCACCTCAAGACCCGAATCTAGAGCCCTTTCATCAACTATAACGCTATCAGAAAAAGCCGCCGAAGTATCTACATAAGATTGCTTGATTGCCTCTTCTAGTTCACTGCTATTATTGCCAATAATGCCACGTATATCCTCACTATCTTCAAGCGCCTTAAACGCTCTTGATCGCTGGATTTTTAACGCTGATAAAATTGCCTTTGCTGATTTTTTAGCCAACTTATCGCGCTTATCACTTTCAGCTCTTATTTCCATTTCTTCACGCTTTTTTAGCATCAAACCATTGGCCCCCTTTGCGGTTCTTTCTTCTGCTGTTTGGGTTGCTTGTTTAAGATTATGCGCCTTATCCCATCCATCATATTTAGGTACGCCAAGCGATAACATTTCATTTATTTTCTCAACTGGAACACCCATTCCCGCATAAATTTTGGCAATTTCAGCACGCTCTTTTAAATCCTGCTTTAGTGCTGGCACTTTTGAAATGTCGTAATTAATGCGCAAGCCCTCCCCAAGATAAGCGCCTAATGAATGATTCAAGGTATCGCGCAAATCATCAAGAATAGGAATCAATGTCACTTCCCAAAAAATACGCATCGATGTAGTGAAATTATTATAAGTCGATGAATCCTGCGCACCGGCTAATTGCGGCGGCACGCCAAAGATAATAAAAATCTCTTCTCGGTTAAATTTTCTTGAGTTGATAAAATCCATTTCAGCGGGTGTTAAACTTAATCGTTGGTACTTTGCATTTGAGCCAATAACGCCAATATCCCGCGCATTTTTACTGCCAGAAAACATTTCTTTGATTTTGGCTTTTATTGTTGCGTAGGCGTTAAAATCTAAATCCTTATCGAAAGTAAAAACACCATCTAAAATCCCTCGATTCTGCATGGCGCTTTTATTCCAATTTTGCTGGTCAATATCAACATCGACTGCTTTTGCCGCAACTTGTAACGGCCCAATTCCTCGAATCGGATTAGCCGGATTGATAAACATAAATGAAAAAACATTATCTAACGTGTAATCTGGGGAAACTATGGTTTTCCCTTCCTCGGTTCTTATTGCATACCCGTCAATCATCAGGTCGTTTTTAGTGCTGGGAACTGGCTTAATTCTATCTGGTGAAATAGGCCATAACTCAGCCACACCTTTTGAGTCACTAACAATTTTCACATAAGCTTCACCCGAAAGCTGTTGCCATGCGCTAATAAGTTCAAAAAACGATTGACCGCTTTGCTGTGGATTGGGCTTTCTTAATAGCTTTGTCACTGGATGCTCTTCTTGCTTTTCGCCATCCATCGTTTCAACGTGCCAGCGAATCGCAGAAATATTTTTAGTGATTAATGAAATGGCACGATAAGCCCAACTATTCGCGCTATATCCATCACTAACTGCCTTTTCAGTCGTCCACTCCCCCCACTGCGCTTCTGGTGCTTTTTCGCGCTGTATAACCGAAGATGCCATGTTTCTAGTGTTCATTAGTTTTCCCCAAGTAAATTATATTCAAAGTTATTCTCTAGCCACTCGATGATTGCATGGTGTGGAATGCGGCGGTGCTTTCCCGCTCTATAACATTCCAGCCCTCGGTTTTTTTTGCTCTGATCTGGTGGTTGCCACTCGTCACAAAGATAAATCACCATAGACGGCGAAATACTCAATATCTTTGCGGTTGCGCTCGTTGTATAAGCTGGCATTTTATCAACGCCTGATGCCTGTAAAAATTTATTCAATGTTTCTTCAAAACGACACATAATTTTTTATCCAATAAATATTTCATTAGGCTGTTTAACCCAATTTAAGAACTGACTCGTGCTGTCCACTTGGTCGTCATGCTTCCCCATTGGGAACAGAAATAATTCACTTTCATAAGCGGGTAGCCATGGCGCTGATTCGGGTAGCCACATTCGCCCACTTTCAATCGTTGCTGATGCTGAATACATACGAGTTTCTTTATCAACCACCGGCATAATGGCAATAATTGGAATGCTTGTTTCCTGCCTTAACTCTTGTATTAATGATTGACCTGATGCCTTATCCTCAATTAGCACCGCATCAGGATTGAACTCTTCATGTTTGCTTTTAATGTTTCGCTTCACGGTTGGGTAATCACCCCTAAAAACAAGGCAATCAATCAAAAAATAGCCAACGCTTGTTTCAATCCATGTGGTACAAACACTTGGGTCATTAATCGCTTTTGTTTTAAACGCGGTGTCCCATGATTGAACTATTCTAATAATGTTTGCAGGCGGCGTTTTAAATCGCGATTGTGCAAACCATTTCATCTTAATCATGCCGCCTTCCTTGGGCGCTGGCTCTTGCATATACTGCCCCGCGAAAACGTATGGGTTGGAATCTTTTAGCCTGTCTAATGCCGCTATATCGTGCTTAAATTCCCACAAAGGGCTCCCATCCTCATTAATTGCAGGTATTTTTAATAAATCCCAGTGTTCGCCATTGCCGCCACCCAATAACCACCCGCTTAAATCTTCCTGGTGCAACCGTTGCATAATGACAATGATTGGCGTGTCGGGGGAATTAGTCCGGCTTTCCATTGTTGTAGAAAACCAATCAATGACATTTTGCCGCATAACCTCGCTTACTGCTTCGCCCGCCTTATGAGGGTCATCAACAATAATCGCACCCGCAAAATAATTGCGCATTTTTCCTGCACCGTACCCCGTTATCGTTCCATCTGAACCCGTTGCATAAACGCATCCTCCCTGCGTTGTTCTGTATTCATCTTTAGCGTTTGAATCACTCATAAAAGTGGGCTCACCAAATATTTCCGCATAGATTTCTTGCATCATCACCGTTCTAGCGTTCCAAGTGTTATTCGTGGCTAGGCGCTTTGAATAGCTCGCGTGTATAAACTCACAATCGGGAAAGTTACCCATGCAAAATGCAATGAAATTAACTACTGCAAGCTCTGTTTTGGAGTATCTAGGGGGAATGTTAATAATTAACCGCTTTATCTCACCGATAAGCACCTTTTCCAGTGCATTGCATATTTCCACATGATGCCAATTCAAAACAAAACTAACGCCTTTTCTAGCCTTAAACATTTCTTCGGTAAACGCTAATAAATCTGTTCTACATTCTGCCAATCTATCCATATCAAGCACGGTGCTTCCTCCTTATTGCGTCTAAAATTTCATTAGGGGGGACATTATTTTGCTGTGCATTGGTGTTGTGAATAGTCGTTTCTGTTTTGGGTGCGTGCCGTGCATTAACTCCAATTGTTACGCTCGCCTTATCGTTTGCATCAATGCCGTTTTTTATATCTAGCATTGTTAGTTTCGTGCCTTCTTCTTTAAATTTTTTACCTATTAGTGATTGACCTAGATTAGCCACGGCATCAGTCTTTTTTCTGTGTCTTAAAAGCCTGTTCACTTCTGAGTTATGAATTTCTAGTTCTTGTTCACTTTTTGCTTCCTTTTCTTCTGTAAGCCTTACTTCATCTAGTACAAGCTGTTTCCCTTTTTCCTTGCTCCATGTTTCCTTTTTAGACTTTTTTGATAGCGCCCCACTGCTAATCCCTGTTTTTCCAGCAATAAAAGACAAGGGCTTTCCCTGCTCGAAATAAGCCCTTGCTTCATCCCATGTTTTTTTATTGTGCGCCATGAATAAACCGTTTTAAATTTGTATTTTTAATCCGATAAAACAAGCCGTAAAAACTTATCGAACGGCTGTTTAACACAGCTAGAAAGCTCGATATAAGTCCGGTTATGTTCTGGGAAAGTGTGTATGGCAAAATGGCTTTCACTCAGCAAATAAAGCGATGTGTAGCCTTGTGGCTTAAAGTGATTTTCTGTCATACTCAATACATCAAATCCTGCGATCTTTAGCATTTTTGAAAAGTATTTATGAAGCACCTTGGGGTCAGTTTCATCAATCCATGCGCTGTGATTGTGCATTTCAGCTTTCATCATCAACCACCGTTTCATCTACCTTAATATCGCCTAAATATTTAACCGCCTGCTTTGCATCACCCTTTAAAAATACGAGGATATTTTGGTGCATTTTTCCAACTTTTCTACTTGCACGCATAGATTTTCCTGCTCTTAATGGCAATGTCCCTGCTGAGTTAATAATGATTATTTCGTTGTAATAAATATATCCCGCCTCTTCCATGATTTTTATAGTGTTCGGAATTGTGCCGATATACTCCCCTGCTTTATTGCGCACTTCACCCATCACCACCACGGCGAAACGGTTGTTTTTTAGTTTGCTAAACGTACCTTGAAGAATCTTTTTATAAACAATAAAAAAATTATCATGGCTCATTGTCGATAAATCGCGCTCGTCTGAGCTATAAACCTCTAAATCCGCATAAGGTGGACAAGTGAACACTAAATCAACACTTTCATTTTCAATATACGCATCCATATTTTCGCCGCTATCACAAAAATATTTACAAGGTAAACCGGCATCGTCAACCCGCTCTTGGTTTAAATCGGCCTGTTCTTTCCTAAGCTCAATTCCTTTGAACTGCATACCCAGAGAACCAGCAACATATCCAAACACCGAGTCACCAGAAAACGGGTCAAAAGCAACACCGCCGCGAGTTCCGAACCAAGTAACTATGATTTCAGCCATTGCAGGGTCTAAAATACTGACACCAGAATTAATACCACCAAGAACAGAATCAACATCGCCGAGTGTTCCCTGCCTGCTTTCACCTTTGTCTTTTATGCGCTCATGCCATCCGCGTTTTCGCTCCAGCCAATCGGCTTTTCTGGTATCTAAAATGCTGAACGGCGGCTGTATAAAGTTTTCAACCATGCTTCCAGCAACGCCATCGCTTAAATATTCTTCTTCCTCTTCAATTTCATCAAAAAAATCATCATCAAAGCCCAGCAAATCAATATCAAAATCCATTTCTTCCAAGCTTTCAATTTCAAGCTTGAGCATATCCATATCCCAGCCAGAATTAAGTGCAAGCTGATTATCGGCTATCACATAGGCTTTTTTCTGTGCCTCACTTAGCCCCGCTAAAATAATACAAGGCACGTTTTCTATTCCTAGCTTTTTAGCCGCCATTAAGCGCCCATGACCAGCAATTACGCCATTTTCTTCATCAATTAAAACCGGATTAGTGAAGCCGAACTCCCTAATACTGCTTGCAACCTGTGTCACCTGTTCATCTGAGTGGGTGCGTGAATTATTTACATAAGGAATCAGCACGCTTGTTTTTCGCGTTGTGTATTCGTGATTTTTAATTTCGCTCATTACTTAGCCGCCTTTAATGCCAAGCCCATAAGCTCGAATAATTGCTGATTGCCCGTCAATGATTCAGCCCCACCGGTTAATGCACATTTAGTGGAAACTTTAATATCCCCCGCCTTTACTTCGCGCATGCTTTTTATCTGTGTATCGCAAATTTCAGTAACAACCACAACTCGGCCA